TTCCAAGATTTTTTTTCAGTTTGAACAAAGGACTTGTAAAAAATTTGTTGAATTTTATACGAGGTTACCCAATATTCCATTGGAGTAAGTCTCTCAATACTGTCCTTTGCATCTTTGTATTTTTTAGCATCTGTTAGAGTATCAAAACCCTTGGCAACTGTGATTTCAGTTTCACCTTTAGGATTTTTGTCTTCTCTAATTTTTAATACTAAAAATGTTGAGTTTACATTTTCCATTTTTTATTTCTCCTTTCATATTGACAATATAAGCATATAGGATAATATGTCAAGCAGAAAGGAAAAATAAATATGTTGAACAAAGGAACAAAATTCTTCGTTACATGGACACCTGAGTTCATTAATGGAGAAGAAAATTTTCATGGTCAAAGTGTTTCGAGAAAAGGGCTTTGGGATGAAAAAAGTAAAATCGATATAAACAAAAAAACAGGAAAAAAGTATATGACTTTTTGGGACAGGGACAGAGAAAGATATACAACGGCAAACTCTGAAATTGTTTCGATCACTTATAATATTTTTCAGAAAGGAGCAGAATGAAAAAAAGAAAATCAATAGTTAGTCCTTATGGAAACGTAGGCGTAGATAGTGGCCAATTATTAATTATTGACCCTTGTTACCTTGAGATGTTTATGAAAAAATATTCTTATGATGATATTTGCAAACACCCTCAAGGAAATATGGTTTATCCAAAAGGTCATGAGGGTATTGCTTGTAAATTAGAAAGTTTTGGGGGTGACGGATATTTCCCCGTTTACTCTATGGAGAAATTTGAAAAATACTCTCCACCATATTCTAAATTTATAATTGATATAGATTAAGTAGTTTAAAAATTTTGGGCGATCGTAAATTTCTGGTCGCCCAGATTTTTTAAAAATTTTTTATTAGGGAGGGCCCCGCCCACATGCACTTACCACGGACGGCAGCTCTAAGCTGCCATCCTAAATTTTTTATTTTATTTGTTCCTTTTGTTCATCTGTTAAATCAGCGTCATTTAAATAAGCTTGTTTAATTTGCTCTTGAGTTGCAACAATCTCTATAATTTTTTCTCCATTATCGTTTAATTTAACTTTTATTAAACCTTTGTCTATTGCGTCTTGAGTTGCAAAATCAAAGCCCTCTTTGATTTCTTTTGTTAAATCAGCTAAAAGTTTATTTTTCATTCTTTCTCCTTTGTTAATATGTAGGATTTTATATTAATTATTTTTTTATTACAACAAAAAAATTTTTAAAAAAACCTGGGTGGGCCTCGCCCACAAGCTCTTCTCTACCTGAAGTTGAAAAAAAATAAATTTAATGCTTGACTATTATGTAGGATAGTTTACATACTATCCTATAAACCATTTAACAAAGGAGAATAATTATGGGTTTAGATCAGTACGCAGGACTTCGAGATAGTAATGGCGAAGTTCATGAGGAATTCTATTGGAGAAAGCATGCAAGATTGCAACAGTTTTTTTCAAGAGAATTTGAAAAGCAAAAAGGAGAAAGCGAAGAAAATAGCTACAATCTAGGTTTCAACGCAGGAGAAGGTGGCGTTAAAATCACCGAAGAAATTGTTGAAAGATTAGAGAAGGAGCACAAAGACAACTATCACGGAAGTTTTTGTCCAGATGGATTTTTTTGGGGACAACAATTTCAAGAAGAGCAAGTCAACGAATACAAGGCGCAAGATAAAAAATTTATTGCGTGGTGTAAAAAAATGTTGAAGGAAGGAAAAGAAATCGGCTACGATTGTAGTTGGTAAAGTTTAGATCGAGGGCGAGAAATCGCCCCTGATCCCAGATCCTACGGAACGCAGTCTGAAGCACAACAGCAAGCCGTCCGGAGCTCGTAGGATCTGGGATCAGTTAACAGAATCCCGCGGTTTGTAGTGGGCGGTTAACTGATCCCTGATCCCAGGTTTAATTGGAGTGTCAAAAGTATTATCGAAAGAGAAACTACACTGCAGTTCTCCAGTTGAACCCGGGATCAGTCGACAACCAGTATACTGGGGGGAAGTCATTACCTGTTGGCTGGTCTACACGCGAGCAGCTTACGACCCGGCTTCGCGAGCATTGGGACTAAGCTGCTAAATTCCTGGGACGCCAGATAAATCCACAAGCAACAAGCAACAAGCAACAAGCTTTTATTTTTTTTGGGTGGGCCCCGCCCACAAGCTCTTCTCTGTCCTCCACCATCCCCAGCCGCCGTCCAAGTGTATAGGATAAAATAGGATTTGTCAAGAAAATTATTTTATTTTTTTTCTTGACTATTTCCTATAATATCCTATATTTAAATTATGAAATCAAAAGAAGCATTGCAGCTAGTTGGCGGCCTGTCGAGGCCGTCGAAAATGCCAGGCTGGAGTTACGGCCTGCCGGCTGCAGAATGTAAAACCGGATCTAAGCTTCAGAAGGTTGAGGGCTCGACTTGCTCTAACTGTTACGCTCTGAAGGGCTGCTATGTTTTTAAAGTTGTTCAAGCGGCCCAGTATAGAAGGCTGGAATCTATAAAGCATCCAGGATGGGTTGCAGCTATGGTATTTTTAATTAATTCAAAAAAATCTAAATATTTTAGATGGCACGACAGCGGCGACGTTCAGGACCTAGACCACTTAAACAAAATTTTTAAAGTTTGTGAGTTAACACCTGGCGTCAAGCATTGGCTCCCGACGCGTGAAGCGTGGACCCAGAACCACGTCGCGAGAGCTCCCAGAAATTTAGTTATAAGATTCTCCATGCCCATGATTGACCAGGCGCCAGCTGGCGCCTGGCCTAATACATCAACTGTAGTTACAAAAGCA